GCGCCACGCCCAGCATGTTGCCCATCACCACCACACTACCCGCCGTGATGTTCGCGCCTGCGGTGTACTGCACCACATCGCCTTCTTGCACGTAATTGGTCGACAGCGCCGCGCCCGCCAGGGTCAGCCCCATGGCCGCTTCGGGCGACATGAGCGTCATGATGTCAACACCAGCGGCTTGCGCCACCACACAGGTCATGGCCAGCACAAAGGCGGCCAGAAATTTGAAGTTTTTCATGTCAAGGTCTTTCAAAAAAATTGAGGGTTGGGGTTTTCACCTGAAAAGCCGGGCGAACCCGGCGTTTTCAGACTTGGTGCTTGTTACGCACCAGCGTTGGTGGTTGCACCACGGTAGTCCACGGCGGCGGTGCCGTAGTCCAGGCGCACCTTGTAGCGCGCGCCATCCACGTCAAAGCCGTCCTGCACTTCCAGGTAAGGCTCCTGGCGGCCGTCCAAAAAGGCGACTTCCAGCACCGGTGCCTCGGTGGCATCGCAGAAGCTGTAGCGGCGCGTGCCGGTCAGACGCGGGGTGTCCACAATGTCGCGGTACAGGCCGTTAACCACGTTGGGCTTTTGCAGCTTGTTGGCGGTATCGGGGTCATACTCGGCCTGGTTGATGGAGCGTGCCGTGCCACCCAGGCCAATCGGCACCAGCAACACAGCCGGGCGCAGGTCCAGGTAGTCATTGCCACTCACATCCAGCTGGCTGGCCATGAGCACGCGGTCGGCGTCAATGCTGGCCATGCTGATGGCTGCACCCGTGCCAATGTTGGCGTGCGTGGCGTGAAACAGCGTCAGGCCGTCACCCATCGTCGGGCCAAGGCCCGCATTGAGCGCCAACATGGCATACACATCCGCCTCCACCGTGCGGCCCGCAGCGCGGCCCAGCATGTTGGCCAGACCCACAAAGGCGCCCAGGTCATCGTTGATGATGGCCTGACGGCTCAGGTTAATGATGTTGCCCTTGGTGCTGGCCGTGATCGTGCCCTTCTCGCCGTCAGGGATCGACTTGTTGGTGAACTCGCCCAATTCATTGACGGCATCCAGCGCGCCAAAGCTGCCGGTGCGGTACCGGTTGTGCGCGCGGAAGTCGCTCACGCTGCCAGTGGCGCAAAAGCGGCTCCAGGTCAGGGCGGCGCGGGCATAAGCCGCCTGCAGCGCCTTGTGCATGGTGTTCTCCAACAGCACCGGGAAGTCGCTGGTTCCCTGCGTGAACGCAGCCGCCACAATCTCCATCTGGCCCATGCCATCGGTCTTGACGCCAGAGCGTTGCAGCGAGGCGCGGGCCAGATCCAGCAGCTTGTGGCCGCGGAACGGGTTGGCGGACATCGATGCGCGCACCTTGGCGTCCTGCTCCACACCAGAGCGCACCAGCAAGGCACTCACCACCGCATCGCGGCGCTTGTCGGTCTCATCAGCCAGCGTTTCCACGCGGGCATGCGAACCGGACGGATTCACCGGCTCGGCACCCTTACCCACCTCGGTCAACAGGAGCGCCTGGATGTCCTCGATGGTCAAAGCGGGGTCGCTCAGCACCTCGGTCTGCAACGCCAGCACGCCAGGGTTGGCGGCAAACGGTTTGAACATGGCCAGCACCTGGTCGTTGTCAGCCTTGGTGCGGGCAAAGGGGGCAGCAGGTTTTGCCGCTGCGTTAACGGGATCGGCCATTTCAGGCTCCTTAAAAGTAGCAGCAGCTGCTGCGGGTTGGGAAACGGGTTTTTTGTCAGTGGCGCCCAGCGGTGCGCTTGCAGATGCAGAGGCGGCGGGCGCACTAAATCGGGAAAGGTCAAACGACTTGGCCAGGCTGGCGGCCACCGCCACCTCATCGCCCACGGTATCGGCAAAACCAGCGGCCACGGCTTCATCAGCCGAATACCAGTGGTCCTTGCCATCGGTCAGCAGCGCCAGGTCATCGGCATACGCATGGCCGGTCTTGTCAGAGTAAGCGGACGCCATCGCCTTGGCATAGCGGTCCAGAATGTCAGCCTGCTCGCGCAATTCGCCAGCATTGCCCATGCTGATGCCCCAGGGCGCATGAATCATCATCTGTGCGTTCTTGGCCATGGTGATCGTGTCACCGGCCATGGCGATGTAACTGGCGCACGAAATCGCCACCCCATCCACCTCGACCGACACCGGCGCCGGGTGGCGCTTGAGCGCGTTGTAAATGGCCAGGCCGTCGGTGACAGACCCGCCATAGGAATTGATGCGCAGCGTGATCGCGTCCGCGTCCAGCACGGCAATGTCGCGCACCAGCTCACTGGCCACCACGCCGTCCTCAGACCATTTGTCGCCAATGTTGCCGTAGACATAAATCTCGGCCACCTTGACGGCGCTGCCTTCTTTGGCCAGCGCCTTGATTTCATACCACTTGGACATTGTGCAAGCTCCTTTTGAGCCTGTACTTTGCCTACGGTCTTGTGCAAAGTATCAAAAAAGCTGCACAATCTGCATCAGTGATTTTTAAGGGAGTCGCGCCATGGGTAATAGAACAAACACGGCCGTGCTGATGGTCATTGCTTTGGCTTTGGCTGCGTGGTTTTTGATGCCGCTGCCGGGCGACTACCAACTCAAGTCAGGGCACGCGGTGTGCCCAACCAAAGATGACGTGGTGGCTTGGCGAGGTGCGCGCCTGCTGGGTGGCGGCGTGCTCACCGCCAGTGTGGCCAACGCACGGAGCTGCACCACCACCAGTGCCCCACTGCGCGTGCTGCGCCGATCAACGGTGTTCGACCTCCCCTACCGCGTCAGCATCAACGGCCGCGTGATGTATGCGGACCATGATGCGTTGGTGAAAATTTAGGGCGCCTTGGCAATCGCCTCGTTGATGATGCGTTTTACCCAAATGTCGCCACCAAGTTCTTTGACTTTTTGATGCAGCGGCAATGGTAGCCTGATGCGCAGCACCGCGCTGGGCGGCGCTGGTGGGCGCCCGGCGCCCTCGCGCTTGCCGCCTTTACTCATAGTCGCGCACGGCCAAAAATGTCGGGAAGCGCGGCACGCCGCCATCGGTCACGCCGCAAAATCCAAAGCTCACCAGGGCGCCAATGCTGGGCGGGTCGATGCGGGCGGCATCGCTCAGGCCGGTGCCCACCCGGAAAATCTTGTCTTTCCACTGGCACACCAGCGCGCCGATCACACCAGCCAGGCGCCCTGCGCCGGTCTCGTGCCCGATCACCACCGCCTCGTCGCTTTCGAAAGGTTTGTATTTCAGCAGATTGGTCGAGCGCTTTTGGTCATACGCCGAGCCTGGTTTGCGCAGCATCAAGCCCTCAGCGCCCAGCGCCACCAACTCCGCAAACACGGCATCCAGGTGGGCGGCGCCAGTGCAAGCGGTGTGCGCCACTACCTGGGCTACCGTGCTGCCAGCGAGTGCCGTTGCAGCGGCGGCCAGCCTGGCCTCAAAGCCGCCAGCCACAGCCGGTGCATCAAACACCATGAATGTGATGCGTGCCCAGGCTGCGTCATCAGCCACATGCGTGCGCACAATACCCACCGTGTCCTGGAACTTGCCGCGCCCAATGTACAGTTCGCCGTCCAGCGCCGTGCCGGCGGGCAACTGGGCAAGAAACCAGGCGGGTGCAAAAAACGTATTGCCATTGCGTGAGGTCAGTGTGGCGCCGTCCCACAGTGCCCGAACGCCGTCGAGTTTTTCACTGATCAGCCAGCCGGTTGGGTTCTGGTCGGCATAAGGTTTTGCAAGCATGGGTTTCATTTGTTGGCTTTCGGTTGGTGTGATTGAATTATAAGACACAACAATCATGAAAGTAAAGCCCTGATTGAATTTATTTTCTAGGGGTTTACCCTAATCTACGCCGCCGCGCCAAAATCGAATACAGCAGCCGCCGGCTAATGCCAAATTCATGCATCACGTCTTTGTGGTTGCGCCCGGTAAACGCCTGCCACACCGCCATGTCGCGCTCGGCGCGCACATCGCGTTTCGGGATGTAGCGCCCGCCAATGCGCGGCGCCAGGCGCCGGGCCAGCAACGCAGCCAGCTCGGTCAGGTCCGCGTGGCTCGCATCGCTGCGAAACACGCCGTCGCCCTGTCGGTCGCGGTGGCATTCCACCAGGATGCAGGCCATGTCGTTGCACAGGCTCAAAGCCTCGGGGTTAATCGCGTCGTTCAAAGTCCCATCCTTTGGTGTTGGGTTGGTCGGTCATGCGCAC